TCAAATTCGGTTGCTGTGCCTAGTCTTATTCCGATATTATTCACAACCGATCCAGTATATTTAAATTTCAACGTAAAGCTACCTGTAACCATCTTATCAGATAGCGGCCACACCATCCAGCCTTCATCAACTCTTATTTTTTGCGTTCCAGTCCCTAATATCAAATTTCGCCCACCTACTTGTATGTTGTCGGCGGTGCTTTGCGCCGTTGCTGCTGCCGCTTCTACCTCTGTTACATTCTTATATGTTCCATCGCTTGCCTTAAAAGTAACCTTGCCGTAGATTTCGCGCTTATCAATATCCAAGAAGGTTTCGCCTAAACTATTTACAATTGCACCTGCTTTTATTGAGCGTCCGTAAACAGCTGCTGAGCCGTAGGTTAATGAAACTTCTCGGTAACCCTCGTTCACTGAATGAACTATTCCAATCGGGAAAGTGTAGTAAGAGCCTTCGTTGTCTATCTTTCTAATTTCGGAGTCTAAAACAAAGGTTCCAGTTGTGCCTGAAATTGGACAACGTGCGTATAAATAGTAAGCGTTTGCATCAATAAGACCTGTCACGTATAATTGAGACATTGTCCATTGTCTAATATTCGATTCAATAGATAAATGAGTTAAAACCCCAGACGATGCTAAGAATTTAGCTTTGTCGTTTATGTAATTTGCAGTAAATGTTGATGATAACGTAAGATTACCCGCACGTGTTCCAACTGTCAAAAGCGAAGTATCAATCGAAAGAGGTTTTATTTTGTCTGTGAAATACTGGCCATCAGGATCGAAAACCATGTTTTTCATTTCCTCCATATCCTTCCATGATCGGCGAGCTTTTGCAGGGTCTAAAAGATTATTCATTTTAATAACCTTTTCGGTCTGCTTAAGTGCGTTGAATACACGCTCAATACGAGTTACCTGTACTGTGTTTGAAAGCGTAAGGGTGTATTTGAAAGGTTTTAAAACATCTCTTGTAAATGACTGAATCCTAATGTAATCATCTATTTTAAAGTCACTATCCTTTAAATGAAGACTATCGCCAATAGCAAAACACTCAACTTCAATATTGTTATTGATCTGAGCTAGATACAAGTCATCAATAGTCAATGAATATTGAACATTGATACGACTATTATCATTAAGATATTTTTGAGCTTCGAGTAATAATTTGCTTTCTGCTTCTGTAACATAAGAATCTGGTAATACAATATTAAGAATCACATACTTGTCACCTGCTGCAATTCGGAATGCTGTATTAGTTGCAGACGGAAAGCTTGTACCTCGCTCGTCTTTATATGATTTGATCGTGAACTTCTTAGTTGAATGATCGTAATCAGTATCAAATTCGTATCCGGCCAAATTTCCGGTATTGAAATGAATTTTCGGTGATGTACCATCGACTAGCCATTTTGTATTGCCCTCCGTATCTTTCTCTTTTAAATCAAAATTCATTGACGTATCAAAGAATTCAAGAATATTATCTGAAATTGCCGATACAGTCCCGATTCGATTAGGGTAGATGTCGTCAAACTCTTTTGTAGCTTCTTTTACGCCAAACAACTTAACCGCCAAATCATTTTGAATATATGACTGGTCATTACCAATCATAACAGGCAACTTCAACCGAGTTGAAAAATTACGGTAGCCACTCTTTAGATTTGTTGTTCCGCCAAAGGCGAAAAGTTTAGTCAATATGTTTGAGTCACTTGCGGCTTGCCTTTTTAGGCTATATAAACCATTGCCTTTACCGTATTCAAATGCTGTTTCTAAAACAACTCCTTGTTGCCTTATATTAATAGTGTTTACACCATTTAATGAGACAATATCAAATTCTTGATTAAAACCGTTATCTTTTTCGCACAACGACTGAAGAACGGCCAAACATGATTGGTTTGAAAATGTCATGTCTTTATAATCTGTTTCGGGACATTCGCCTAAAACCCATTTCCCAATACCAAAAACTCTATTTGTGTTGTTAATAAGGACCTCAAGAAAAAATCTTAGATTACCGGTTAAAGCAAAATCGCTGCGAGTAAATACACCCGAAGCATCGCAATCAAAGTACATAACATCAATGAGATCATATTGAACACTTTCGAATTCAATATCATATTCAAATTGAGTTTCTCCTTTTTTTGTCGGTGAAATTGGCTTGTTTATCTTATACGTCTTACCAAAGAAAACAGCAGTATCACCAATTTCAATCGAAAGTGGCGATACGCTACTTAATGATAGTGTAACAGTATCTTCCGCTAAAAGAGTTCGTTTTTGTTCTCCTTTTGTAACGTATGTACCTGTTTCTTTTGAAATCAGGTTTATTTGAGAGCCATCAGGCTTAGTTATAGTAATCTGTTCCATATTATTGTACCATTTGTAGTTATAGATGTTATTTCTTCAACAACACCTGTAAGAATTATAATATACTCGCCTTCAATAGTATAGTTATGATATACCTTAATGTTGTTACCTGCTATATCATAGCTATGAGAGCCGTCACCGAAGTAGGCATTAATTCGTTTTAAAGAGGTTAGCGTTATCTCTAGCCCTTTTACATTCAAGGCAAACATTGAGTTATCCCTCATCAAACTAGCTTGTTGACTTGAATAAGCGGCTACCGCTATTGAATTGTAATTCGTTAATCGAGATTGAGAAGCGGTATTGATTGAATTAAGTAACGTAGTCCTGTTATTATAATAGGTCGTGAATAAAGTAACCATACCCGTTGATCCTGACTTCAACCCGATGTTATTATCATCAAGTAATTGAGGATAACCGGTTGTTACAACACTAGCCCTTGAACCATCTAAAAACCTACTAAGAGCCTCAAATGCTGACACGTAGCTAGATGAAGAGATACTATAAGCCGGAGACCAATAATTTATATTAGCTCTTTCCGCAAGTATCTTATTCCATTCTATCCTAAGCTGTTGCTTTTGTGCTGGCCACATGATTCCGTCATCAATAGCAGACATTGTCGCTAATTTGTTAGCACTATCAATTGGAGAATCTGTTTTTGCTGTAAGAATATTAGCAGACTCATCAATTTGCGCTTGTGACTTACTTGCTATTTTTGAAAATAAAGCTTTTCTCGCATCATAGTATGTTTTGAACGTGCTTTCAAATACTGATAATGAGATATTTGTATTAACTGAGAGGTTGGTATCGTTTATCCACGAAGGAGTACCAGTGCTCCACGTTGTGTCGTTATTCAAATACGTTGCAAGTGATTGAAATGCAGCATTATATGCAGTATTCTCGGTCGTAATCGAATAAACTGATGCATATTGATTGCAATAGCTTTTTTCTGCAACTATATCGATCCATTCCGCTCTGAGTTTCGTTTTATCAGCCGGTAATAATATTGAAGTAGCCGTGTATTTTATCACCTTTTTGACCGGTTCAGGCTCCCGAAGCTTTAAAGTAAACGTACCGGCCATTGTGCCTACATTCCACTCTTTTTCTACATCTATGCTTTCAGGTGCAAATACCTCATATACAAATGGTTTGTCAATACCATCAACAACAAACATAAATCGTTTTGTTCCGGCACCTTCAAACTGAGCCCAAAATGCATTCATTTTTGTAATAAAATCAGCCGGGCTGCTTGCTTCAATAAAGCATTCTAGTATTATGTCTCGTGCTTCAAATCGCGGCTTTGTCAAATCTACATAATCCCCGTGCTCCTCCGGCCACGAGTATTTCTGTTGCTCTTTCACTTTTAGCTTATCTACGATTCCCTTTGAGGCCGATACATGAACCGAAAGACTGTCGAATGAAATGCCATTTATATAATATTGTATCATAATCCTTTTGATCTTAATGAATTATCACTCTTTAATAAATCTCTAATCTCTTCTAAGTGATCTGTGCCGTTCGCAATTCTGGCTTGTAATATCAATCCCTCTCTTATTCCATTAAGCATTAGCTGTTGATTGATTCTTATTGCTGTTACTTGCCCGGCAACGATATTCACAGTCTCCTGACTTGCGCCCTTTATTGAACCACTTAAGGAATTTGAATCGGATGTTGAAGAGGCATTTTTAAATAGTTCTAATCCGGCAGCGGCACCACCTTCTTGTGCAGCTTTCATTATCTGATTATAGACTTGTGTATCACCAGCTACTTTAGCATAGAATCGACTAAAATCATCTGTTAAATTTTGATCGCCTTTTGCTGATAATGAATCTTCTGTTTCAGATTGAAGTGCGGTTAAATCTTTATTAAAAGCGGCGGCATACGCCATCTTTGATATGTAATTGCTAAGAGCATCATTTATTGCTTTAAACATCGCTACACCTGCATCAGTACCATTTTTAAATGCGGTTAGTAATGCGTCTTCAAGATTGCTACCCATACCGCCGATAAGAGTAGATAATGTATCAGATAGTTGTTTTTGAGCTTCTTCGTAAGATTTCTGCCAGTCTAATGCTGTTTTCAAGTTATCTTTAGTAGCTTCATTAACTAAATTTTGATCTATAAGTGTTTGTGCAAGAGAAGCGTTTAAAGATTGTTGCCCATCTTCTGCTGTTTTAATAAGTTCAGGATATTCAGTAAGTAAATCTCCCCAAACGGTTTTATTCTTCTTTCCAAATAACCCCCCAGCTAATGCACCTACTCCTCCGAACAATGCACCTTTTGCTACATTTGCCCAGTTTGTTGCCTTTTTCATTCCTGTCTTAACTTCGCCTTCTGCTAGCATACCTAGCTGTTGGTCGAGATTAGCTGAGGCATTTGTCATCGCTGAAAACGAATCATTGATTCTTCCAGCGTAATCAGGGTTGAATATGTTTTCGTTATTCTGAGATTTTAACCTTATTTCGTCATTAAGTAATAAATTGTATGCTGTTTGTTGTGCTATTACTGAATTATAAAACGCTTGCTCTTCTTCTCTTCTTTTTTTTGCCGAAGAAGCTAAATCTGAAACAAATGATACACCAGCGGTTACTATTTTTGTTGCGGCTCCTACCAAATTTCCACTTGCTACATCTGTACCTATTCCAATACCAGTACTTAAGGTATCAGTTAATGCTGAAATTGTTTCTCCGGCTTGACCATTTACTTTAGATATAGCATTACCAATTTGACCTATCCCATCTATTATGGTATTGATGTTTTCCAGATCGCGTGCATTTAACTCTTTCTTTAATTCATATAAGTCAATTTCATATTTTTTGCGCATCTCTGCGCTAAGTTGGTCACTCGCTAATGCCTGCTCTATATATAGTTTGTGTTTTTCAAGTTGTTTTCTGTCGCTATTATCTATGTAAGCATTAAGGTCTTTATATAGCTGTGTTTTCTCAAAGGCGGACTGTTTAGCAGCATTCGAATCTTCTTTGTATTGGTATTCAAGATTAACCAATGCACCGGAAGCTTCACCCGCACCTTTAGTATCACCTTTGGCAGTAGCATCAGCAATGCGTTTAGCTATTAATTCCTTATCTTCTGCATACTTTCTATCAATAGCTAACTGTTGAGCTACATAAGATTTGTTTGCCTCGATCAAAGCAGAGGTGTCTTCGTATTGCTTAGCTTCAGCAGCATTTCTTTCTTCCTGTAGCTTCTTGTTTATCTTAATACCTACCTCGCTGGTATTGCCTTTATAATCATTCTGATAGTTGCTTATTATTTTTAAGTATTCCGAAAGGCTCGAAGCGTCTTTTTTCTGCTTCTCAAGGTTTTCGGTAAATGTCTCAACAACACCTTTACCGCCTTGAGCTTCTTGCAGATCAGCAACTACCTTTTGATATTCGCTTGTCTGTTGTTTTGTACGTTTCTCAGCAGGTATTTTCTCGTATGCTTCTTTTTGCCTCTTTAAATAATCAGCATACGACGCTCCTTTTTTTAATAAATCAGCAAATACTTTATCACCGGCAACACGTACTCCCTCATCTGAGCTATTGGCCCATTGATAATAGTCATCATATCTTTTCTTAATAGCAGCTTGTTGCTCATCAAATGTCTTAGCCGGGTCTTTTTCTTTTTTCTCTTTGATGCCGGTTAACGTTTCGCGCTGTTTCTTAAGCGCTGAAAGTTCAGCTTCATTTTTTCCAATATCCTCACTTGTAGCCGTTGAGCTGCTTTTACGCATCTCAACAATTCTCTGCTTTAAAATTGCAATCTGAGAATCTATATCATTGATTTGTTGCTCATGAGTTTTTGGTATCAATGCCTCCAACTCAGCTCTTACCGCTTTGACTTTTTTATCCTGTTCGTCAATAGCCGATTTAGATGAATTTGTATTATTCATCTTTTGATAAATGGCTAACTCTTTATTAAGTTCAGACCGTTTTGCCTTAATCGGATCTATATTATAAACCGAATTCTGAATATCATTAAGATTTGCATACGAAGATTGAAGTTCATTATTTGACTTCGTTAATTCATCATTTATTCGTGCTAATTCACTTGCAGCAAACTGTTTATCCTTTGTCGATGCAGTTGTGTTCTGCATCGTGTAGGTTCTTGTACCTGCATTATAGACAGCAGTTTCTACAGTTCCTTTAGATAGCGTCTTTTCGTATTCAGCTTTCTGTCTTTTAAGTTCATTTACATTTGCTTGATTAGCTCCGATCGCAAGAATCAAGCTTTCTTTCAAAGCTTTCTTGTTTTCGTTAGCAAATGCCTTAACCTGCCCAATATTTACCGAAATAGCTTTACCATACCTGTCGAATTCAGTAGTTAGTCCCGGAATGGTCGAACGCATACGGTTCATGATATTGTCAAGTTCAGCGTGTTCCGTATTACTCAATTTAACCCCTTTAGCGATCTGACTTTGATAACTTTCATACTTCTGGATATCGCTACTCATCGACTTGACAGAAGTAGAATAATTATCGTTTGCCTTACGCGACTCTTCAATTATTTCTGCGGTTGATTTAGTTCTCTTCCCAAATACAACCAATGCCGATACAGCCAACCCAACCACCGCTGCAATTGCAACATAAGGATTAGCCATAGCTGTTCCGTTCAACGCTTTTTGAGCTATGATTTGCGCTTGAGTAGCGCGTGTAAGCATCTGCGTTTTTTCTAAGAATGCCTGTAATGCAGCTATCGAAGCCTGAGCTTTTTGTGCTGCATTTAGAGCGATAACAGCAGCCTTGTAAGCCCCATAAGTAGCTACAATGACCTTCATTATATCTATGATGTCCTGAAAGTGCTGAACAATCTCAGTAGCTAATCCGATACCGCCTTCAAGTGCTCCCTGATTAGCTGTACCCATCTTATTCAACGCCTGACTCCACGCGTCTTCAAGGTTACTCATCATGCCGGAAAGCGATTTGCTTTGCGCCTCCATCATATTGTAGAACATACCTCCCTCGTTGGTGAGGTTGCTTATCACTTTCTGAACTTCTGGGAATCCGATCTGACCAGCTTCTACCATTTTAGAAATAGAGCTTTCGGCCACTCCCATTGACTTAGAAAGTTCGTGAATCATAGGTATTCCCGACTCTGTGAACTGACGCAAATCATCACCTTGAAGTTTGCCTTTAGCTTTCACCTGACCATAAGCCAATATCAATCGATCAACCGGAACAGAAACACCGGCGGCCACATTTCCCAATCTAGTAAGGGTGTCAATAACTTCATTGGCCGGAACCTGAAATGCAAGAAGCTGCTTGGCTCCTGAACCTACTTGTTGAAGTGTAAATGGTGTTTTAGCGGCTAATGTAACAACTTCGCCCATTAACTTATCGGACTTCTCTTTATTGCCAAGCATAGTAGTAAAGGCAATATCCATCTTCTGAAATTCGCCGCGAGTCTCAATAAGCTTAGCTCCAAAACCCGACATAGCCTGTAACGAGAAATAACCAGCCATAGCGGCACCAGCCTTGTTAAAGGCGTTATCCATTTGCTCCCCTTGGCGCGTAGCTTCACCGCCCACGTTTCGAATACCATTTTCGATATTGCGAAGTTGTGCTTCAAATTGAGCTTGATTTTTTATGATTGCTTCAAAAGCAAGTGCGCCGCTATTATCCATCGTTTTCTACCATGTTTTGTAACATAAGCTGAGCATTTTCATTTGTCAGCCTTATTACCTGTTTCTCTTCCTTTTTTTCTTCCGAATCATAATCATAGCTTGGAGCATCGGCCATCATTAGCGCTACTATACGATAAGGGATACCCCACATTAAGTATTCATAAGTCCATCCGTAATTGGCGCAAATAGCTCCACGGACACCGAAAGGACTTGTTAAGCCTGTTTCTTTTCCTCTATCTGATTTGCTTTCGGTTCGCTTGTCCTTACGCCCTGCATTAATCTGATAGAGCTCGTAAAATCCACGGCGTTATTCAGCGCGTTTATTATCATAACGAGCTGAAATAATTCGCTAGGCCTAATCCTCCACATCAATCGTTTAGCCAACGCATTAGCAAATAATTTGATTAGCCATTTATTATTCAACATAGCGACAGCAACAACTTTAGCAGCCTTCAAAGCACTTCTTTTTATGAGCTCCTTGCTTTCTTTATTAGCATTCTCTTTTAGCTTATCCTCATCTAAATCCATCGATAAGTACAAGCCACAAAGCGCATCGAGCGTACCCAAATACGGCTGTTTAATAGTTACTTTCCAACTCTTTTTTTTTGACAAAAGCTTTAATAATCCGCGTTTTGGAATTTCGTAACTCATGCCCTTATTTAGCAATGAGGCTATTACATCCTTCTCAATATCTATGTTTTGCATATCTCATCTGTGTTTATGCAAATTTAACTATTCTAGTGTCTATTTTGACACTACATAGGCATATAACATCTTAATCTAGTGAGTATTACCATATTACGCAAATAAATAGCAAATTTCTTGCAATAGTGTCTCAGTGGACACTATTTTTACATCCTATTCTTTTTTGAAAAAACGCAATTGTAGAAGGTTGCAAACGATATTTGGGTTTAATAACCTGAAAGCCTCACTTCGGTATCTTCTACTACCGATTTGAGGCTTTCTAATTTTTAAATGTTATGGAAACTTTATCTATTTTAAATAGCCAAGACAATGACAAAACAATGAGCAGCCGCGAAATTGCTGAACTCACAGGTAAAAGACACGACCATGTGTTAGTTGATTGCGACAAACTAAATATAAGTTATCGAAACCTTACCCTTCCCGAGATCTCGGGAGGGGTCTATACACTCCAGAGTACGGGAAAACAACAGCACAGAGAATACCATCTTACTCGAATGCAAACATTCGACTTGATGACCGGTTACAACGTCGAACTTAGGATAAAAGTAAACCGACGTTGGGAGGAACTCGAAAGCAAAGCTAAATTAGACTTCACTAATCCGAATGTGGTTTTGCAACTTGCTCAAAATTGGGCAGAGGAGCAAAACAAGCGAATTGCAGCCGAAAAGCAGGTGAAAATGCTCACGCCTAAAGCTGAACTTATGGATAAGGTATTAGATACCGATACTAAAATTGATATTGGACAAGCTGCAAAAATATTAGGGTTATCATTTGGACGAAACTCTTTATTCGAAAAATTGCGCGAAAAGGGAGTCTTCTTTAAGAATAAAAACGAACCTAAGCAGGAATACATCGATCGGGGATATTTTCAACTTAAAGAAAAATTTATCGAACGTACCAATCATCCCGGATTTGTTGTGATAAAGGTTTTAGTTACTCAAAGAGGATTAGAATTTATCGCAAATACATTCAATGCTGTTCATGTACCAAAACGACTGGCAAATATTGAATAAACAAAAAAAGGCTCGACATTACGTCGAGCCTTTTTAAAATTGAAATAAGGGGTCGGATTAAACTGGAAAATCACTCACATCCTCAGTCATCTGAGATGGGCAAAGAGGAGTAATTGTAAGTTGAATAACATGTAATCCATCTACTTTTAAGTCGCGTTTCTGAGTAGCAACAACGTCCGCTGTTGGGAAAATAGTTGCATAACCGGCATCAGGAAAACACTTGATAGCCTTTTTAATTGTGACCTGTGAAGTAGGCTCTGTCCAAGTCTTCTTAGCTAGTTCTCCAACTCCAACAGTAGCAATTGTTCCTCCAAAAAAATCAACCATAGTTGAAATATCTTCAAGAACAATATTTACTTTAATTGATTTTGTTCCTTTTTTTGAAGTAACAAGAAAAGGGAAAGGAGCACCTTCTTCGCGATGTTCTTTTTTGGTAGGTTCTGTTTCCTCCATTGTTCCGGTATCCTCGTAAACCTTACCGATTTTAGTAAATGTTGGAGCAGTGCCGCCAGGTAAAAACGCTGTTCCCCATACAAGGCCTTTTAGCCCAAATGTATATTCAGGTGTTGCCATAATTATAATTATTTGAATGTTAAGTATCTAAACTCTATTCTAAGGTTGACGTAAAATTCGCCAACCTCTTCTTCTGCAATTGGATTAGATTGATTCGTAAGCCAAGCAGTGTAGTCATCGCCTTTAAATTGTTCCAATAACGGAACGGCAACGGTGAGTAACTCTTTAAAACGTATGTCGTTAGGGATATTTGTGATTTTGCTGCTTACTTCAAGCTTTTGCGCTGGTAAGTGAATATTAACATTAACCGTGCATTTTTGTGCTCCTTGGCCTACGCCTGTCATAGGCAAGCAGTTAATAGCAATATCTTCTTTACCTGAATATGGCCTTACAGTTTTATAAATTGAACCCGTAATCATAGTTTTTAAGGCCGAAGTATTTATCAGCTTATAAACCACGGTTAACGCATCTAATGTTGTTTTCATCATTTCAATTTACTTAACATGCTTGGCAATATTGACTCAGCTAAATGCTCAGCCGAGCTCAATACATCATACCCTTTACTCTCAACAGCAGCAGCATAATTCATCCCTGCAACAACTATCAAACACCAGCCGGCAGCGTTCATCTTTGATGCTGCAATACGACGACTTTCATCAGCCGCTTTAGCATCTTCGCCTTCGCCCGGATAGGCATCAAAAACAAGCTTTCCATTTTTGAAAATTGAATAACCTATCGAGTTACGTAAAGCTACTGTCTGATCTTGATATGTATCTAAACTACGAGCATGGTTTATACATTTTTCTCCAACGTACTGAAATACTGAAAGAATCTTAGAATCCCTTCGCATCTCAAATTTTGCAATCTGAGCACGTACATCAGACATTGAGAATGTTGCATTTATACCCATGCTTGGCAGTTCAATTGATTGTTTACAAATCTTTTGACCTCGCCTAAAACCCGTAAATTTTCACCGTCAATTACTTTTACCATTGAGCCGGAAAGCAATGTCTCGGTGCCTTTTGGCATGTAGATAGTTGAAGCAAAAACAATTGGCGAACCATCAACAAGGTTAACCTTTGCTCCTTTTGTGTTCGACTCGTCGCGGCATTCGCCAACCTCAACCCATGATTCAGTAGGTTGTGACCAATTTCCGTCCTCATCTTGCACGCTTGGTGTATATACTTTCTTTAATAGTTTGTAAGGATATTGCTTTACCATATACTTGACTTATCAGTTATTTTTGGCTGTGGTTTAAGCGGATTATCTAATCCGTACTTTTCGTAAATAGCAGAAGCAAGCGTAATCATATTGCTCTTATCTGTCATACTGACTTCGTAACCTCCCTCTTTTATGTTCGCCGTAGCTAATAACAAACAATACAACCCGGCAGTAGCTAGTTCGAATTCCTTTGTCAATCCAGAATATTCACTGGCAGGTGAAATACTATAGTCAATCAAAAGTTTTTCGATTTTATCGGCATCAATTGGGTAATTAACTGAAGCTATTAACGCGGCGCTATTTGTCATAAAGAAGAAAATTAAGAAGGCGGAGTATTGCATCCGCCCTCATCTTAGAAATCAATCGTGAGCAAGAAAATATTATCAATAGCTTCCAACGCTGGGAAAGCATTCAACTCAACAGAGGTAAACTCAGCCCAAGGATCGTTTTCAGAGTATTTGCTCAACAACGCATGGTTGTATGTTGCATAGTTTACTTTCTCAACCGGCATCATTTGTTCAATGCAGAGAGCATTTTTAATGCTTCCAAGCTGTCCGGCAGGAATGAAAGAAACATTCGTATCCGAGAATGGACGAATAGGACTAATAACGCCGTCTTTTTCAACGCCGATAACTTCATCAACGATCTCGATAACAGGCAAAAGATTGGCTGTTAAATACTCATTGACTTTGTCAAGAGTTGCAATTGCAGCGCCTTTTTGAAGCTGGTTGAACGAAACAAGGCTATCGATAACCTCTTTTGCCTTAGCCATCGCCAAGAAAGCGGTATAAGACATAAGAATTTTTGCAAATCCGCGACCTTTTGACTTCGCGTCTAATACTACATTTGTAATATCAGTCAGAGGAGTAGCAGTTGCAGAGGTTGCCCATTTTACAGCCGCTTGTTTTTTGTTACCCGAAGGCATCAAAAGGTCAAGGTCGTTTTTCAAAACGATACCATCAGGGTTGTTGTCAATGTTTAAACTGATCTTACCTGTCGATACTGCTTGTAAAGCATAGATGTCAAGGCGTTTATGAGCTGAATTACCAGCTTTAAGAAGATCACCAAACATCAATTCTAATGTTTGATTTTTCTTGATAACATCATCAACGTTCATTGACTGAATAGCCAAGTAGTTGCGATAATCATCTTCACGCATCACAAACTTTTCTTTGATAGCCTCTATATTACCTTGATATAAGGCAAGATCAGGACGCGAACGAAGAGGGGAAGGAGACGAACGGTTGACAACCGAAGCAGCAGCCTCGATTCGAGAAGCACCAACCACTGAGGTAAAATTCAGTGTATTTTGAGTTGGTGCCCAGCCGAAATATTTTTGATACCAAGTTGGCGCAAAACGCGATAAACTTGAATCAACGACAACCTGCAACTGTGTTGCATATGCGCCGAATACGGATTGTATTTTTGCCATTTCTTACTACTATTAATAAGATTGTGAGAACGTGATTAAAGGCATCTTTGCCTTAATCGTTGACGGGATTGGACTGATACGGCGATCGTAAACAGTTCCGCTGATTAACACAGCTGCCGAAGCAATACCATTGCTATCAATTTCAACATCGGCATACAGCAAGCCTTTTACGCCTGTGTACCCAGCGTCATCAATGAATATTGCATCACCAATAGCAACCGCAACACCTAAAGTGGTAGCAGTCGTAATTACATCGTAATTAGCATTAGTGGTGTCAATTGCAGTGATCGCTTTCGCGGCAGATGCACCCGATTTAATCGAAGAACCAACCTTTAAGTTATGTCCTTTCTTTACCTGATAGGTAACATCGGTATTGGTAGCAGCAGCACTAGCAACAGCTAGTTTTGCGACTTTTGCAATACGGGTTGACTCATCGAACCCGATTGGAGTACCAGCAAGAATAACAGCACCGGCAGCAAATGCAGAGTCATCTAAGGTGAAACCACCTTGAGCTAACTCATTTACATTTTGCCAAATGACTTTGTTATTAGTGGCACTTGTTTTTGAAGCACTTAGCATACTTTTATTTTTTATTTAGTTTCGGCAACCGGAGTTTGTGCTTTAGCCCAATTTTGAATGTCGCTTTTTACGGCATCCGCAGAAGGGTTAGCCCCGCCACCTCCGGTAAATGGCTTGCCCATTCCGCTTAATCCTTGATCTGATACTTCTTGAATTATGCCCGGTATATCAGCTTCAAGCTCTCCCAAATAGCTGTTAAACTCCTCATCTGAGGCAAACTGCATCTTGTCAAAGTTTTTAAGAATGATGTTTTTCTGTTTCTCAGGCACCTTTTCAAGCTTAGTAGCAAGAACGGTTTTGCGGCTTTCGCCAGTTTTTCCAGCCTTTATTGCGTTGATTTCAGCAGCTAGGTCTTCGTTTTTCTTTATTAAAACTTGCGCCCATGCCGGCGTGTCGTCCCCGCCTTTTGATTGTTCAACTGGTTTGGTTTTCGGTGTGCCATCCGGGTTTAATTCGTTTCCTCCCTGCTCTTTCAATTTCTTGTTTTCAGCAGTTAAGACAGAAACCCGCCTGTCAAATTCCGATTGTAAAGGTTTTGTGAGTGGTTCTGCGGCCTCAACAGCAGCCCCGATTTGATCCTCTGTGGTAACAGTTTTGCTTAAATATTCAGCAACCCCGTTTAGTATAGTAGCGTCTACACCGTTGTATTTCAGTTTTAACGCGTCTAAAATCTTCTGTTTCATCTTCCACTAATTAGTTTGTATGACAGTGAAGACAAATGTACAGAACTGCTTTTTAGTGTCATAATAGACACTAAACTATTTACTTAACTTGGTGATTAACAGATATTAATATGTAAAATTCAAAATAGTGTCCAAAATGATACATTTTTAACTAAAATATTTGTTTTATTTAATAAAACAAATATATATTTGTGTATCATTTTGGACACTAAAAAGAACATCAAATGACAACTAACGAATTTGAAGCTTACAAAAGCGAAATAGAACTTAAGATGAATGGAATGAAAAACCATGCTATTGCTTGCAAACTTGCTGGTATTGAAAGCTTAGTTAAAGAGGGGCTTTCTGATTCACCCGCGATGGTCACTATAATAGAGCAAGAGAAAGCAAATATTAACAACCTTTTAAAAGGCGAATCTATAGAGCATTTCGGAAAATCGAAAGAATTTAAAGGTTGTCAAACAATAGGAGGTTAAGATGAAAACAATAATAATTACACTATTCCTCATCTTGAGTATTTCGGCATCGGCTCAGCTTAACCCGAAAATAGCTTTCGATTATTTCCCGTATAAATCGGAAATCAGAATGGCGAACTTCTATGCACAAAGCGGCAACGCGGCGTACATATCGCATTATAACGGCATGTTTCGGGTTCGTGTAGGTGCTGACTATTCGATAAAGAAGTTCACTATTTATTTTGACCAGAAAGTCTACATGAATAAAGCATCAGGTGTATCGTTTCGCCCTCTTCAGGCCGAGTGGTTCGCCGGATTATCTTACTCAATAACAGCAAAAGTGAAGGTTACTTATGAACACTTGTGCATACATCCTATTCTAACCGACGGGAAAGATCAAACTAAGATATTCGGCGGTTACGATGTTATATCAATTTCTTACGGTTATTAAAATTTACATATATGTTTGATTTAGAGTTTTATCCTACGCCTCCTCTCATTATTGAGATGATGACTTCCGGTCTTGATTTAACCGGTAAAACAGTTCTTGAACCTTCGGCTGGCTCAGGCAACATCATAGATTGGTGTAAGCATTTAGGCGCTAACGTAATTGCATGCGAAACTCATAAAGACTTACAAAGAATAGTAGCAAGTAAATGCAAACTTTTAAAACCTGACTTCTTCGAGGTTCGTAGTGAGGAGATTTCTCATATTGATTTTATAATTATGAACCCTCCTTTTAGTAATGCTGACAAGCATATCAAACATGCATGGGATATTGCACCAGAAGGATGTGAAATAATTGCTTTGTGTAATTCGGAAACACTAAGTAATAGATATTCTCGAAATAGAGAAGTATTAGGTGAAATAATATCGAATCATGGCAACTGGCAAAATTTAGGAAATGCCTTTTCTGAAGCCGAACGCAAAACAGACTGTAATATAGCTCTAGTTAAATTATTCAAACCAAAAATAGGTGAAAGCGAATTTGATGCTTATTTCTTCAATCTAAATGAAGATCAAGAAGATGCAATAAATGGTTCAGGCATAATGAAACACAATGATATACGCGAAATAGTAAATCGTTATGTCGGAGCTGTTAAAATGTTCGACACTGTTATTTCTGCTTCCGATGAAATTAACTCAATAATGAAACCTATAGCTGGAGGCTTGGGAATCGCTTTCGGGGCTTACCATACTTCACGCAATAATCAATTTGATACAATTACACGCGACACCTTTAAGAAAGAACTTCAAAAATCAGCTTGGCGGTCAGTATTCAATAAAATGAATATGGATAAGTATGTTACAAGATGTGTTATGTCTGATATTAACAAATTCGTTGAACAACAGCAGCATATACCATTCACGATGCAAAATGTGTATAAAATGATCGAGCTAATAATTGGTACGCATAGCGAACGAATGGAGCGTGTTCTCGTTGAAGCTTTCGATCATATATGTAGCCTTTCATCTGATAATAGCGAAGCAGGAGAAAAATGGAAAACAAATAGCAACTATAAGATAAACCGTAGATTTATTGATACTTATATCTGCGAATACGATGCCCGTTGGCCTAAAGAGACTGTTAAGTTACGTTCTGCACATAGGAATGATACAATAGACGACATAGTTAAAGCACTTTGTCATCTCACGGGTAAAAGCTATGAACAAGTGATGAGACCTAATTATAAGACAGACTACGACAATGTTAGTAATACCCTTTATGCTTTTACATGCTATAAGCAGATACCATGGGGACAATGGGTGCAATGGAATGAGTTTTTTCGAGTTCGCGGCTACAAAAAAGGCACAATGCATTTCGAGTTTGTAGACGAAAATGTTTGGATGGAATTTAACAGAAGAGTATCAAAAATCAAAGGCTGGGTTTTGCCTAGAAAAACCGACACTAAGCATACCGGCAAAGAGAGAACAAGAAAAACAGGAGTTGAAGTTTATTAAAATCAATCAAATGGAACAATACTATAACGTTAAACGGTTGGCTTTAGTTTTAGCCGTACAGGCTGAAATTGAAGCAATGAAAGCTGAAAATATAGTGCGCGAGCAAAATAACCAATCTCCTGCCTATATCGAACAATTCTACGACAAAGCGCAAGAATTAAGAGATTTAGCTTACGCGAACGACGAACAATTATAAATCAAAATTATTATGAACAAAGAAACATTAGCAGAATTGATTAACGGTAGAAGCTACCGTAACGAAATGAACAAACAAGAAGAGTTAATCGCAGAAGAAAGCGGCTTAATAGTAATATTTGGCGCAAGTGATGACCTTATCGAGTTTAGGGGTGCAATTTACGATGAAATTGATGCCTATGATGGCACTGATTTTATTATTGCAACTCCCGGAACTGAAATTTCAGTTGATGAAAACGAAGAAACTTATCGTAAAGCTAAAGAGTTAGAAGCCGTATCTATAGAGGAAAGAAGTTCAACAAAAAAGAACAGATTTTCAGCTTTATGGTCTCCCGAAGAATTAGAGTGCTCATGGCTAATTAAGACCGATTTACCTCACGTTTCATTTAACATTATGGAAGATGGGGAACTATATTGTCGTGGGCTTATCATTGAAGTAGCAGCCCTTTCTTAGGGTTACTACTAACATTTAACATTTAAACAAAATGGATGCATTCTCAATTATTTTTATTGTATTAGGAATAATCGCAATAATTAACAACATAAATAAGTGGATTTCAGAAGGTGAGAACCAATTATCAGAAATAATTTGGATTGTTGCTGCAATAATTTGGTGTATAAATTCACAATTACGATAGAGTGTAAAAGTGGTAGACTGTTTCTTATGCTTACCGCTAACGTGTTGCAGCTATGCGCTGAATGGGGATTGTACCCACGAAACTTAAAACGAATAACGAAACTATGAATACAGATAAATTATCCAACGAGAACGACAGCCCCATTTTGCGTATAGGTGCGGTTAGCAGTAGTGATTTTCTCAGTCTTTCTGAAAATAGATTTAGAGGGTTTTTTGAAGAGTTCGGGAACGCTGCTGAAAGGTATGAGAATAGTGAAAAGATTGTTGTTTATACGCTTAATAGAAAAATTGATAACAACTTTAATTTATCTTATCATTTAAAATTTCCACAAAAAAAAGTACAGTTCAATTTTTGGTTTGAAAAAATTAGCTACTTAAATTCAAAAGAAAGCGTAACAATTTCTTTTCATAATAGCAATGAGCCATTAGAAATGAATAGGCTAAAAAACATATTAACAACGAATTGCTTAAATGGATTAAAATCAAAAGTAGATGAGATTTTTACCCTATACAGATAATTGTCGCAGTGCGGTTTTTACCATTACTGCTAACGGTCGGCAATAAGAAATGTACGGGATTTGAAACCACTTCTTTATCCACCGACACAAACGTTCTTTAGGATTACTTAGTTTAAAATACGCACTACCACCCGCATATTTTTTATTGCGTGTTACCGCCAGTACTTATTGATTATTAACATTTTAAAAACAAATATATGAAAACACGTAAAGGATGGGATAAATCCAACTTAGATTTAAAAGACTATTTGCCAGAACCTTGTCAAATAGATGAAAGCTTGCATAACTATTTAGGCGAAATAGTTGCACCACAATACTGTTACGATGGTTTAATCCAATTAGGAGAAGCCGAACGCTCTGACGATGAAGGAATAATGTATTATATGACTTCTGTTCACATTAATGGCAAATATTTTTATCTCGGAATATTGCCAGAGTTCCATCAGTAATATTGGCGGTAACAACTCAATAACCGCTTGCACGAATGTGCAGAGCGATTAGGCGTTTATATTCAATTAATTATAAATACAAACAATGATAAAATTAATAGTAAACTACTACACTCAAGAATGGAATGGACAAACATATTGCAATAAAAACCATTCACTTATACTAACTTTTGAAACACTTGAAGAAATTTCAAATCAAAAAGTAGAAGAAATTCTACATAAAAAGCACAAATATATTTTCATAATAGAGTCTATTCAACAAATCAAATGCTAAATACAGATATAAAATATAATACATCAACTGATTACAAAGAGTTATATCGGTTACTCAAAGAAGGTAATCTGTTAATCGGATTTATTGCTATTGATGTTGACGGCGTTCCAAATAAAGATTATTCCAAACTGATTCAAATGTCTTATAATGAGAAATGGAAATCATTTGATCTAGGATTTACATTTTTTGAAAGCGACTTTGATAAAATAGGATTTGAACAACTATGCCTAGAACAAAATTTGCGATTCATTCCTTTGAGTTAAGCATAAGTTTCCAGTAATAAATAGGTAATATTGTAACAGATATACACTTTAAAAGACTTAAAATGAACTTTGAATACCTCATCGGCAAGACAATAATAAACGCAAAACAAAAGAAGCGCAAAGAGTACGACGACAAAGGTTATTTAGAATTGACATTTTCCGACGGTTCTAAAGTAGTCATCGTTAGTTCATACAACGAATCATGGACCGGTAACTCTTACAATGAATATCAAACTGATATTGAGTTAAAAACTGATATTATAGATCAATTAGAAGATTAGCATGAGAAGATTTCTTCGCACACTTATAAAAGTTTTGACAACTATACTAGCCCTTATCTTTACTCCATATAAGGTAAGGAACAAACACTGGAATAAATGAAAAAAGACCAGAAACTATACCACGTTGAGTTACTCGACCCCTCTACATTAGGGGTGAATAAAAAGCACCATTATTTTGGGTCTATTTCGGCCATATTCGAAACGTTTACCGACGAACAACTTGGTATTAAGCTCACAAGTCTGTGGTCTAACCACGACTTTGATAATGAACCTTATGAGAATAAAGTATGCATCATTCGAAAAGGTGATATAAAAAGAAAAACCTCTAATAGAGGTAAAAAATAATTGCATTTTATTTGATTATTTTCTTGCATTTGTTTGCGAATCGCAAACAAATGGTTACCTTTGTAGGGTAATCAAATAACACTGGTGAGCGACCAGGATAAAAACTAGCAAAAACATTATGTTCATTGAAATACTGAAAATTGCCGAAGCCAACAAGGATGGTTTCACGGTAAACATTGAGAGTTTTAAACACGTTACTTCTGGTATCGTAGTTGCTTACAAAGAAACTCAAAACGCTTTCGATTATGAAGGGCTAATAAAGTGTGTAGAACATGCTTTACTTCACGACAAAGTAATCGGGGGCTGGTTTAACGAAGACAACGGAAAATTTTACTACGATTCGTGTAAAATCTTCACCAACGAAGCCGAGGCAATTGAGTTTGGAAGGGCAAACGGTCAAATAGCAATCTTTGACCTCACTAACCTTCGAGAAATTAGGTTATAAACCAAAAGGAGGGGCAAAAGCCTCTCCTTAAAAACAACAATATTATGAAAGGCATTGAATTATTGTCTTTTCTAACACAAGAGCAAAAAAGGATTTTACTCAACTCTGAGCAAAACTATAAAAGATTTGCACGGATATACTTTTCTGTTATTCAAGCAACAGAGAACGAAATAGTTGTAAAGGTCTGGCAAGACGAAAACGAAGCAGGTAAATACCTTTCAGCTAAAGAGCTTATTGATCGCGTAAAAGAAATGTTTACCGGAATACTACCGGTAAACACAAAGCTACATGTTAGGCCAATACCGTTCAAAGAAGATACGCTTGAAAAGGTTGATGTTGTGTATGTAGAAAAACAAATGGAAAAACATAACCTACAAGCTAAAGACCTTGTTAAACTTTTAAATATCGATAAAGCTACATTAAGCCGTACTCTTTCGAGTGAGGAGATGACTAAGAGTAGTAAAGCTATGTTTTACTATCTGTTTAAGTATCTGGAAGCGTCTCATAAGACTGTAGAAAAAGTTCATATAACAAAGCAATGGCTTGTTAATGTTGGGTTTTATTACAATGAAGAACTTAGATGCTATCTAATTGAAACAGATCAAAATCACGACTATTGCTTAGCTATTGATGAGTACTTTAGAGCTTACCAATATAGTAAGCTTTCAGAAAGCTCGCTTATGATTAAAGTTGTTCGCTTTGAGCATGAAGTCAATGAAATTTATCACCTGATAACTGACAAGAACCTACCAAACTATAATGCCTAAAGCCATGAATACAAAAGAGAAAGTTCAATTTATCGAAGATAATAAGGTAATTGTTCCAATACCGGCGACAGCTGAAAAAATTGCTCAAACAATAATTCTCATTCAACAGAAGCTTGAAAATAAAGCAATAAATCGCTTTATCAACGCTGGCGTAAAAGAAGGCTATTTAATGGCGATTGAAGTGTTGGAAAGTGGGTTTGCTGATTTGGGAAAGATAGGTAAATTAAAGACGGTGCAAGGTCGCGCTATCGCTTTACTTGCTAATGACTATTTGCTCGGAGAATGTTCGCAGGAGATGTTTGTTGCTGTTCCAATTAAAGAAAGATAAAGCTATGAGTAATAAATTTGAAGACGGAAGTCGTTACGTACTAAGTGTTCGTAGATATGTATGGAACATTGATGGTGTTGTAAATATGAATCTATATGCTGGTACAAATACTATCGAAGCGATCTGGCATGAAAATAAAAAGGAGTTTGACCCGTATGTTAAATTAGATGACATAGTAAAATTTTCAAAGTGCTAAAAGAGGGAACTTATAAGTTCCCTCTTTTTTTTTATTTCAACCCCTTCTCTAAATCCCCCTCTTTAAAGTTATCCTTAATAAAATACGGCATAGATTTCCAATTCTTAGCCCGATCTTTATTGGCCTCAACCCAATCGGTAAAACCTTGCGGTACATTAAGTATTGATTGTGTACTGCTTAACTCAGTGTCATTGTTTAATGAGTTCAAAAGCTCCTCTTCGGTGGCCAAAATAGAAACTGCATGACACATACATTGTGTGTGCCAACCTCTGAATTTAAACTCTTTCGGGTATTTACCCTTTAAATGATCGCAAATATCGGAGGTCGGGTGATTATTAGATAGCTTAACTTCAACACCCACTACAAAATCAAGCTGTTGCCACCTCGTGTAGTCGCTCTCATGGTAAGCGTTGTTAATTTCAGAACGAGTCAACCTCATCGCATTTTTATAGCTACTCCGGTAAACTCCTTGTCCGGGATGATATGCTTTTGCATTTTTAGACAAATGAAGGTTTCCACGTTTGTCTCGAACTCTGCGAAACAGCTTATTAGGTTCTTGTAAGTATTGCCTCAAATCGCGAGATAGTGCCGCCGCTCCTTTCCCTTCGCCAAGTCCAACATCCAAGCCCATTTCTATCTCATTGCGAAACTGGCTTGCATACTTCCAAGCCTTATCTGAAAGGCTCATTCCATCATTACCAAGTTTGCGAGTTTGAAACGAGGAAAGAGCCTTTAAATTTGGCTCTTTATATGCCGAAATTTGAGACTTTGAAAGCTTGCTTGTCGATGCTACTAAGTCAACTAATGCGTCATTTTTAGAGTTAGCATATAGCCACTCGGCACGCGTTCCATCGTTGATTGTTGAGAGTACGCTCGACTCTATTTCAGAAAACAGTTTTTCTGCTTTCTCTTTTGTTGATGGAAAGTCATCGAACGAAAAAGGTTTGTTCGGGTCTATCTTCTTTACCGTAGAAGCTAATTGAGCTGCTTCCTTTAAGGCACGTACATAAATAGATTGAACACGTTGAGCGTATGTTTCCATCCTCTTGACGTGTTCAGCATTATAAGTCTGTTGTATTACCTTACTGGCTGGCATTTTCTCGATATAAACAAGGTTTGAGTACATTTATTGGCGAAAGCATCTTAACTTGAATATGAGAGCAGTAACCGGTACCCCTTCCGACATCCTCTAAGTATTGACAACCAACACACGAAACAAGTTTAATACTGAGTTTTTGCTCGACTTTAGGCTGCTGTTCTCTTTTAATTACGCCTTTTCTCATGCTCCTGAACCAAATAAATCAACAGTATTAGATGCCTTTTCTTCTGCTTGAATTTGAATAAGTTCCGCGTCTGCATCTTCTACTAAGTTGGCCATTCTAATAGCTGTCTTTTGTGAGACAACAGGTTTACCGCCGTTGGCAGTTGAGAGCATGTCGATGTAGCTTGCTTGGTCATCAATCATGTACGGTGTTATTTCAGTATCAATATCAAGTTGAACATCTTTTAATGAATTATTCATAACACCAACAAAAGCCTTAAGAAGATTAACCCTCCGCTGCATGTACTCCCCGAAAATTTCTTTTTTATCCTCAACTTTTAAATGCGGATTCATAAACAATAATTCAAGCGCAACGCCAGAAATATTGCCTAATCCCTTAACGGAATCAAAAGATATGTCTGCTGTCTGAGTAATTGAGTAAATGAACTTTACAAGTGTATCTATTTCAAGCTTTACGGCTTCTGGAGCCTGATCCCATGATAAGTACTTAGCTTCCGATCCAGTCTCACCCTCAATTATTCCACCAGCCTCACCTTTTTTCGCAAAGCCTTTTATCCCCCCAACGATAAATATCTTAGGAGAGGCGTGATAATCATTTGTATCGCCAAAATTTGAGAGTAGTTTCTCTAAACGATCAATAAGATGTTGTACATCAACCCATTCAACCTCATCTTGACGAGCATAAATGACGGGTATTTTTTCAACAACATTTTTTTCGTTGCTTACTTCAACATAATTTCCATCAACTTCTTGCCATTTAATTATCTGTAATGATGTATATGTTTCAAAGCATTTTATTTTAACCCCTGATTCGGTTCGCGTAAATTCGCGTGAAAATGCTATTAAATCACCATATTCATCAAACAAAGGGTATAATGTATCACCTAAAGCTGGCGAAACGATAAGACACCTCATCTTGAACTTCGTATCAAACCCATACCGGTTATTCATCTCAGAACCTTCAACCGGATACCATATTTCAGCCGCTTCGGTATAAGCAAAAACACAACGCCCAAGTTTTCTATTCAAAAAGTCAAGCTTTGTGTCTTTCCATATCTTTTTAACAGCGCTGAAAAGAAGCTTTGTATTATTGTCTAACGCTTCAGCATTCAACCTAACCTTGCGGCCAAAAGTGAACATTGCTGAGCTCTTTACAATGATCTTTTGTAGCGCAACCGCTATACGAGCAACTTTTTCTGTTCTTGTACTTCCATCTTCTTGCTTAACCAACTTGTCTGGCCTTTCGGTTGTATCAAATATCTTATGCTGAGCAGGTATATATTCTTTTTCAATATCAGCAACTACTGGGGCTGTTGTCGCACGCTGCTTGAGTTGTTTAAACTTCTCATTAATATCAGTTAGCGCAAGAATTTCTTCGATTTTCATATAGTGTCCATTTTGATACACAAATGTATCAAAAGACTATTCAAAGGGTTATTATTTAGTGTGTTATGTGCTTAACTTGGTGTTAGTCAGTAATCTTTTATCAAGTACTCGATGTCAGGAAGATGATACTTTGTATCTACAAATACGGCCTTAAATGTTAAAAATTACGCTTTAACGTAATTTTTAACTAAAAAAGCTTGCAATCAATATACGCTATAGCGTATCTTTGTTTCAACAAATCAGAGATAAACAAACTGATTATAAATTTAAAATTATGACAACGAATCAAACATTTATTTACAACGTAATCAGAAACAGTGAAGTAATAACATTATCTGATTTGAAAACATACTTTAATGTATCTATTTATCAAGGCGCTAGCTGTAATAGCGAAGAAAAAAACGAACTTATGAATGATTTGAAATTATTAATTGAATCTGGTGATGTTATTAAATTCAATGATGAAAATGGACTTCTTTATAGAATTAGTGACGAATCTTTAAAAAATGATTTAGAATGCTAAAAGAACAAATAATAAAAGCAAGAAAAGAGCAAGGTCTTACACAAAAAGACCTTGCTCTTAAAATTGGAGTAAGAAAAGCTACTATTTCAGACTTTGAAACTGGAAAAACAGCATTAGGTTCTGATATTTTAGAAAAAATTATTAACGTTTTAAGTATCAATGTCATGAAAATACTTGATGAAAAAAAAATGCAATTGGAACTTAGTAAATCAATAGCTAATATATTGGTTACTAACTATAATATAAATATAAAGCAATTAGAAAAAATGACTCGCGATGAGATTTATGCATTGACAAAAGAGCTAGGAGATTATATTATAACATTGCCTGTTGTGTCTGAAAATGAGTATAAAAAGTTAGAAAAAATAGATCAAGATTATAAAACATGGAATTTATTTTTTACACTATTAAAGCTTGATCTTATTTATCAAAATAGAATTTCATAATGTTAAATATTTCACTTTACTGCATTTTTAACATTTCAAATGTTGCAGTAAAGTGAAAGTTTACTATCTTTGACTCATCAAATAACAACAAAACCGCACACCCAGGGCTATAGGTGTATAGATATTATGAGAACAGCAATTGATTCATCAGTATTACCATCATTAGTAGGTAAAAAAATTAAATGGGACGCTCCTATTTATAGTGGCAATAAAGGTCATTATGGTTATGGCCTAGATGGTGGTATTTTCATTTTAAAAAGTATTGATATCACCCAAAGACGTCCAATAATTGAAGTCGAAATTATTGAAGGTGCTGATCCTATCTATATTTTTGTAGAAACATACGGCACAGATCATGTTTTGTGTTACACTGATTCAGACAGATTTGTAACATTCGAATATGAAGACTAAAGTAGTATCAGTAAGATTAAAAAGCCTTATCCTTATATCGGATAAGGCTTACAAAGCAACCGCCTTTGATGGCTCAACTGCCGTTATTCCTATATCTCAAGTTTTTGGTGAAGACTATGATGTTCAAAAATCAGAAGCATACTGGATAAGTGAATGGATTATTGAAAAATATAGGTATGGATGCTGACGAAATTTTAAGGCTAAAACAATTATCGGGTTTAGCTGAACTTTTTAAAGACAAAGAATTTTCAAATTCACAGGAACAATGAAATCAAACCTAAATACGGACTTTCTTACTGAGACAAGAAAGTACATAAGCTCACAATTGATATATTTTCGAGATAAAGAAAAATTAACTCAATTACAATTAGCTGAATTAATGGGAGTTTCTCCCACGACAATATCAAAAATAGAGACAGGTAAATGGTCCATCTCATTAGACACTCTAGCTACATTTGCTCACTATCTAAATTTCACGATAAAACTCGAACAAAATGAATAGTAAAAGAAATTACCCTCTATTTCTAATTGATAGAACCAAAAGCAGCTCTTATCATTTCGATTATATTACTTGCATGGATAGGCAAGTTGGGTTTATTGCTCGTGTTGTTTTTTTTAATGAAAATGCCCCTCTCAATGCATTTATCGAACAGCAAAGCAAAATTGAAAATGCGGATATCAGTTCAATAGTCCATCGATTAAAAAAAGGAGGTATAATTCTAGTCGTTGAAGATTTTCTGTATTATTTCGAAATAACAGAAGAAATAAAAAGTCGAATTAATACGTTGATGAAAAAAGCTTTAAAAAAATACTTGCATGCTGAAATTGAGAAAGCACCTGACAAGAATAGTTTCGGAATAGACGAGCAAATAAAGCAGCAAGAACTGACAATTGAACGAGCCAAAGCTAATTTTGATGATTTGGTAAAACGATCTTCGAAAGAACAAGCCGAATACAGCCTTGCTCTTGCCGAGGCGACGCTCGAAACATTAAAAAACTACCGAGATAATATCAATATTCTTAAATTTGGGTTGCAATAAAGACTAGCAATTAGCTAGTCTTTCCATCTACCAAAATAATCCGCTCAAATCTTGAGCTTCTTTCTTCCTGAAAGGATAGAACGTATTAGCTAGAGCGTCGAACTCATCAATGCTTCGGCCAAGGCGTTTTTTTATATCCTCTTTAGGTTCTATTTTTATTTTACCATCACTTCTAAAGGACCATTTAATTTCACTCGCTTCTTCGGCAAATGAATTACCAGGAGGCAACATAGCATTAGTATTATTTTTTGGGTCTAACCAGTCACGAACAGCCCAAAATAGATAAGCTCTCATGTTTGCAAACTTGTATTGACCTGTTATATCTGTTAAGTCGCCTCCCGATTCATTTTTAGCACTATTACTGAACTTACAGCTTATGGTCCTATCTTCGAGTCCTTGCTCTACTAACCTAGGATAAATACCAGCACCTTCGCCGATTGTATCAATACTCGCTACTGCATATTTATTTGCATCAAGCTTGATTTTTACTTGTCCGGCTACCTTCATATGATCGGCTTTACCCCCTGAATTATGCTTGTCGAACGACTTTACATAATTGTCGAATCTATCGCAGAAAACCGTACTGTCACGACCCATTCCCGCTACGTCGACGCCAATAACCTGTGTTCTTACATCAATCATTGAGTTAACAGCAGTCTTCCATCGTTCCTGAGCTAATTCAATCCACTGAGGCGGGATAAGAACATCCTCATCAACTTTCGGAAACTTACCAAGTATCTTTTTTCGACAAATATCTTCGGGTCTGTACCATTTGCCCTCAAACTCAAAATCATCAAAATCAGCTAAAACGTCATCTTTCGAAATTGGAGTACACCAGTCAGGATCGCTGATGTAGTTTTTTACCCATTCGTAGTCTACTTGACCCGGTATGATTATTTTCTTTGCAATGACATTGGGCGCGTTAAGGCTATTGAGATTTAACGTGTTCCATTTATCTTTTTTCTTGAATGTTTTTGCTGCGTAACCGGTTGTTTTGTTCGGGTTAAACACAAGCAAAATACGACTATTCCCTTGTAAGTTTCCCTCTATAGCCCCGAAGGTATCATCAACGATCCCTGTAGCTTCAGTAATCGCAAACATGGTGTTAACAGCATGAAATCCAGACCACGCCTCATGGTTGTGTTCGTCTGCTTTAAATCCAGTCAAGAACCACTCTTCATTGGGTGTTCGTATGTCATTCGATACTAATCTACCGGGTAGTATAATTCCTTTACTCTTCGCCCTATTAAATAACCGGCTTATTTCGGGAATCATAATGTTTTCAACCTGTCGTCCGGTTGGAGCTGTTAAGGCAACCTTGGTATTTTCTACCATTTCCCCGTTTTTATTCCATTTCGGGGTAAGGTATAAAAAACAGATAGCGGCCACAGCGGTAACAAAGTCTTTGCCCCTTGCCGTGCCGCTGGCCACCGATGTGCGCGGGTTGAACTGAACTGAACGAAGTATCTCTTCTTGCTCTTTGTCGAGAGTTACACCAAGCGCTTCACGAGCAAACTTGCACCAATCCGCAACCCATGAGCGCATAAGCTCAGCACCCTTCTTCTGCAAGTCATCAGTCATTATTATTTACTCCTCAATTGTATTTACCTGCATTAAAAATGACGTAAAATTCACGTCGTTTCCTTCTTTGTCAGTCTGTGCAATTTTCGTAGGCGCGTACAATCCAAGCAGTTTGATACGCTGCTCTCGGCAATCGCTCAATGCAGCCATATAGCGTGGATCACCAAGCATAACAACGTTTTCTTCGTTCTTTTCAACACGAGTAGTGCGAATGTCGCCATTTTCTTTCTTGCTTTTACCAGTACCAATAACCTCGCCTTTTTTCTTCTGAGACACGTTCTTGTAGTCAGTTTTAGACTTTTCCCACTGCTCCCATAGTTCAGCTTCGCAAATAGCAATCTTCTCAAGCTCTGCTTGTATTAGCAAGTCAATATCATCAATTCGCGTCTTCTTCCATTCTGCGAGCAAAAACTGTATGTCTTTATGAACAGTTTGAAGACTATACGTCTTAAGCTCAAGTCGCCTCATTACTTCACTTGAAATGTCGCGATAGCTCTTGCCCTTCTTATACAACTCAGCAACTATAAGCAAACGGCCTTCTTTTATTTTGTTATGCTTTACATGTGCTATGTTTCCCATTATACAAATGTTTTAGTAGTCGATAACTCATGCCCGAAATACCAAAGCGATTGCGACTCGGCTGAGAATGATACTTGATACTCGTGCATATCTGTCGAGTAGGTATATCGAACGTCTATCACAATACCTAAAGGACTTTCGAGGGTAATATGATAAACTCGATCTAATATGTTGAATATTGGCTTTCTCATTATATTTCCTCCCCGCAATGTGGACAAACCATCTTTTCTTTTTCCTTAGGCTTAGGCTCTTCTTCTTCCTCCGTATCTGGCTGCCAAACGTCTAAACCCCACTCGTGAAGCTCAGATTCGTTCCATTCATTCGCCAGTGCATCCCAATTCCACTCACCAAACCCAACATTATCTTTAATGAGAAACTCTTTCTGTTCGTCGGGCGTTAAGTCGTCCATCGGCACCACTTCGACAACCGGTTTCTTTTGCCATTTTTCCCAGTAATCAAGCAGTAGCTTTTGTTCTGGCGCTGTCTTCTTTTGAAACGAGTTTTGCGACTCAAGCCTTATCCTTATCTCTTTTGCCTTCATGGTAGAGATAGCAGTAAGAGCACGGTAACGCATGTTGCCGCCTAGCGCAATAAATGCAGCATCAACCGCAATAGGGCGAATGCTGAGCATCTTCGGAAAAGAGAGAATAGAATCAACTAACTGGTCGAATTTCGCTTCTGTTATGGTTCTCGGGTTAACATCGTTTGCCCGTATAGTTTCTAAACTTACGATTTGAGTTTTCATATCATTTTGCTTTGTAACAAAAATACTCTAATAGTGTCATCCTAGACACTATTAGAGGTAAAAAAAACCGCTTCTTTAATCATTGTCAGCGTGTTATCAGTGTTCAATGTCGTTGGAACAACACGAAGTATCTTCCAACCCAACACCGCCGCTTTATTGTACTTCTCCATATCGCCAAGAAACCCTTTCCCCGAGTTGTGCCGACCGCCAACGGTGGTTATAAGCACGCCTTTCTTATTTCGATAGGTCCTTTCTTTGAATACGCCTCCCTCAACCTCAATGGCAATCTTGTGTGATGGTATAGCGTAATCAAAACGCCACATACGACCTTCACAGAAGTAATGCTCTTTAACGCAATCGAGCTTAAGGCTTGACTTAACAAGCGTGGTGAAATAGTCGGTTTTGTTTTTCATTTTTAGCCTCATCTACGATCTTCTTAATATCATTTAAGCAATTGTTTCGCCCCCTTATGTATTCTACTCTCATTAATTGAGTTATAGTTACAAGTAAAACAATCCACAAAAAGGCGTAATACGGACGCTCAAATTTGATACTGAAAGGATGAAAAGTTATTGTAGTGTTGGCTAACCAAAACCAACTGATTGCTATAATAATAGCCGCAATTAATACTGTTTTCATGTGCTTATTTGTTTCTATTGTTAACTAAATCGTGAATAGCTCTCTCAGGAACCTGTTTGGGTTTATTTTCAGAGTTTTCAGTTTTTTCAGTTTTAACTCTGTGTACTAGCCAATAGTCGCATTCATCACAATTTTGAATGCAGCCTTCTCTTTCATTACAACTCTGATTTACAAACCTGTTTTTGTTAATACATTGTCCTTCCATGATTTATGAGTTTAAATTACTATTTACAATTTTGGCTTATAAGTATTTGTTTTTAATGCATTTAAGTCTTCAGTTGTTACTCTTTTGAAAATATCGGCTGGATCAGATATTTCCGAAAATTCCCAAAATCTCAATTTGCCTTTTGCCGAAATAGGTACAGGAAATTTTATTGGGTTTGCCAGTATCCAATTGTAAATTGGTTTTGGCTTTGATCGAGGTATGAATTTTTTTATATTAATATCAAAAACACCATCTGTTTTTTTAGCCCAAATGCTTGAGTGATTGATAACACTGCCAACGATTTCAACCGATCCGATAATTGCGCCGTATTGTAAATGAGTCCCAAATATTTCAAGTTCTTTGTCATGCTGCATGATGCATTTAAACTGATCTTCATTTACTGTATTTAACTCTCCATATCTTGCATTTTTTTCAAAATGCTTGTCTAATGCAGCATGAATTAAAACACGTTTACCAATGTTTTTTTTAGGACACGCCCAAGTACGGTTTTCGATGTCCTTAATGCCTTCAACAATAAGCTGCGCCCAAGGCTGTTTTATCGAAATTGCTTTCATAATGTAAATGTTTGGTTTCTATGTGTTTGAAGATTTAATACGGCACGTCGGTAGACATCGAGAACTCAAGATTAGGTAAAACGCTATCTTGCTTGCTTTCAATGTATTCAACTACAGAAGGGTCAACATAATCGTAAATCTGAGTTACGCTTTCGTTATACTTGAATTCAATTACTCCAATTTCGCCTTCTTTATGTTTTGCGATAATAAGCTCACCGAGTCCTTTTGTTGAGCGACCATCTTCTGTTTCGAGAATGCCATATTTTTCAGGTCTATTTATGAATAGCACCATGTCCGCGTCTTGCTCAATAGCTCCAGATTCGCGTAAGTCTGCGAGTTGTGGTCGTTTGTCGGTACGAGATTCAACTGCACGATTTAGCTGAGAAAGAAGAATAACAGGAACACCAAGATCTTTTGCCATTACCTTACACTTTCTTGACATTATAGCAACTTCTTGTTCGCGATTACCTTTCGACTTCTCTTCTGTAGCTAGCTGTAAGTAGTCGATTAAAACCATCGTTAAATGTCCTTTTTTCTTAAGTGACCGAGCTTTTAACTTGATGAGGTCGATAGATAAACCGGAACGATCATCAACATAAATATTTAATCCTTCAAGATTCGATACAGCTCTTTCAATACTCTTCCAGTCACCATCTTTAAGATTTCCTGTTCTAAAGTCAGATGGATTAATACCTGATTCTCCAAGAAGAACTCTATCTGTTATTACTTTGCCAGTTGTTTCAAGAGAGAAAAAAGCCGGACTACCTCCATTCATCGCATCTTTTTTCATAATCGCAATTGCCATCGCAGTTTTACCCATTGATGGACGAGCAGCTAAAACAATTACTTGTCCGGCTTGCCATCCTTGAGTACACTTTGTAAGCTCAAGTAAAGGCGTAGGTATTCCGATGCATTTGTTTTCAAGTCTCAATTTTTGTCTTCTCTCTGCATCTTTAGCAGAAATCTGAACAAGTTCTCGCCATGAGGTATTTTCACCGGCATTTTCAAGAAGTGAGTAGATGCTATCAATTGAACTATTTGAATAGCTCATAAGATCCTCTGCATCTATAGAGTTGTCATATGCTTTCTTAATCGTTTCGGAAGCTATCAATATCAACTGCCTCTTGATAAATTGTTGCTGAACTAATCTTGCATGTTCTACAATATGAGCAGCAGATGCCACTTTATCAGTAAGTTGAGCAATAGCATACGGACCACCAACTTCATCAAGATTATTAGATCTACGTAGCTCATTCGTTACTGTTAACAAGTCGATTTGCTTACTTGCTGAAAACAGATTGTAAATAGCTTCGTAAATAAGCTCATTTGAGGCCTTGTAAAACGACTCAGGTCTCAATATACCTGCCACATCTAAAATCGCGTCTTTTTCGAGCATCAACGCCCCTAAAACGGCCTCTTCTAAATCTATTGCCTGAGGCGGTACTTTTCCAAGGTCTGAATATTGAGAATTATTTGAATTTTGTTTTGTGTTCATTTTTGCCCAAGTTTTTTGTAGTACGGAAGAATAGGTTGTGTTGAAGTTTGCGTTACTGCTTTGGGATTGAATTTCTCTTCGTTTCTTTGCCACGTTTGAAGTCTTTTTGCCAATTCCCAAGTTTCTTCCTTTTCAAATTTCATTTTCTTCCCATCTCTTGACATTTCACTCCAGTAGTTGAAAAACGAACGAAGCATTTCTTTTGGGTACGTTCCCGAAAAAGCAGCTATCTCGTCGTAGAATATTTTAGTTCTTTCTTCAAACGATTTGGGAGGGTGTGAAATCGGATTTTCCGATTTTCCCTCTTCTTTATTTCTTTTATTCTTATATTCTTTTATTCTTATATTCTTAGAGTGTGTTCGGTCGTTGTTCGATTGTTGTTCACTCGTTGTTCGGTCGTTGTTCGATTGTTGTTCACTCGTTGTTCGGTCGTTGTTCGATTGTTGTTCAATCTGCTGTTCACTTACTTGGTATTGTTCCCAGTTAAGTATTGTTATTAAGCGATTTGTAGAGCTTTTCTGTTGTTCAATCTGTTGTTCGATTTTTTCGAAATAGTTCAAAATTCTTTCAATTTTGCTTTCAGAAATTCCCGTTTCGGTTGAAAGTTGTTTTCGACCTGTAGTAAATTGTCCGGGTTGACAAATGATTGCTTTTCCGGCAAACATTTCTTCACGGTCCTGATGACTTGCTTTAATGAGAATATGTATCCAAACATGAACTTTTTCAGAGTCTTTGGAGTAATACGCCTTCTCAGAAAGCTTTTTATATATCTTTATCCAGCCTTCCATGTTACAGTTCGAATTTGAGTTTGTAACGCATAATGTATATATCACCAAGATTCCAAGAATTAGATTTCATTTTGGAACCTATAGTAAATCTTGACTGCTCCATTTGTTCTGCTAACTCTTGCTGAGTCATGCATTTACGTTTCAGTTCAATTCTTACTTTTTCCGATGTTGTTAGGTCTTGCATTCTTGTATAATTTAAACATTCAAGGACTTAAGCTGATAAAACCGGACTTGCACATCCGGTTAATAAGAGATGTAAATATAGTATCATTCTGGACACTATAAGGGATTTTAAAAAAAACATTATTTCGTTTATTGGAGTGTTAGGCACAAGCTAATCAACGAGCTGGTCTTTTATGTAAAGTCTTTGTTTGAAAGTTAACTTTTGTTTTTCACCATCAATCCAATGATAATACCAATTTGTTGCCCA